CTTAGGGGCGGGTTGACTGTATAAGATAATTTATAAGGCGCCATCTCCTTCGTCCGAATGACGATAATCGCTCGAAACGAGAGCACGCAGTTTACTAAGAAACTCCTGCGGTTCAACTCAAGTTTTTCGCTTTGGTGGGTCGGCGTCGGTTGACACGCTTGCCGCCCACCATCGTTAATGTCTTTAGTGGTTTAGTATTTGTAGTAGAAGCACTACCAACGAGAGCAGGACGTGGAGGGAGTGGAGGAGGTACACGTATGCGCCCAAACGCGTCGTGAACCGCTTCAGCACCCCGTCCAATGGCTCCTCCAACGAGTTGAGCTCCGGGGACAAAATTACCGACAAAGTCGCCAACTTTAGGAGCCCACTTTTGGACAGTGGAGAGAGCAGATCGAAACCAATCGCCGAGGCTATTCTCGGAGAGCATCACACCAGGAGGCATTTTTCCAATGCAATGGGTGTAGAGCTCCAACGCGAGTGGATCATAGGCAGCTGATGGCGTGGCGAGGACCACGATGTCAGGTTCCTGTGGACTGGGCGATCGTTCAATCAACCACCTGACGTTGACAGTCAAGGTGGTCGTAGGGCTAAGACCGGTGTAGTGGACACCGCTGAGATCAAATGGTGCATGGATGTCAGCGGGCTTACCGGAAAAGCCAGCAAATCCTGGTTGGTTGGTAGAGAACATGAAGTTACCGGCGGCTATATTTGAATCTAAGCTGAAATAGCCGTCTTGGATGTAATCGGGTGACTGGAGCCTGTTTTCTTCACTATTTTGACGACAGACAGTGTAGCTTCCTTCCGCGGCGGCCCAAGAACGGGAGCCGTAGAGAAGTTGTGCATCAGCAATGGTGCTGGGTGGGAAGCGATGGTTGTAGAAAGGCTGGGCTGCAAACCCGACCGTGTTGCCAGCGGAAAGTGCCAAGAGGTAGGAAACCTCAGTCAATGTGGGCACCGTAGGCATGCGGTAGGCGGTTACTTGGCCTTGTTTGGTAAGGGCAGCTGTGGTATTGACCACCTCGAAACCCATGCCAATTATACGCACATCACCTTTTGCATACTCGTGTATGTCAACAAAGGTGGAGGTAAAGTTGGCAGGGGCAACGGCGTTGGTGGTTGAGTTTGGCCACAGATTGCCACCAGTGGCGCCTGAATTGATGACGAGGCCGCCAGTAAAAAAGCCATTAGCAAGGGCTGCAGAAGCGGTAATCTGCCCAAAGTTGTTTAGGGTGTTGATAAAAGGGATGGTGATGCTCGCCAGTGTGGGAAACATGACGATGGAGGCATCCCAATTGCCAACAATTCCTGTAGGAGCTGCAATTTGAATTTGCTTCTTAATGAGCTGTGCAACCGTGGCAGAAGTGTTAACGTCGGGGTATCCAGCTATTTGAATGTCAGTGTCGTGGAAGATGTCGCATGCTGCTATGAGCCAAGCGCGGCCATCAGCAGTGAGTGAAGAATGTTTCTCTAAGGAGTCAAGAATGTTGTCGATTTTACGGTCAACGGAAGTAGGGTTACGGTTCGTCATGTTGTAATGTTAAAGTGTTCGGACGGGGCTCGAGTACGCGCGGGGGTGCCATTCGTCTATTTAGGAGCTCGCGCGGGGGTGGGCCATTAGCCACCTCCAAAAGTGGTCGCAAACCAGGGACCTAAGTACGCATATGTATTCCAACCAGCGTGGAGCAGAGTGCCTTTCTTAAGGCTTAGCCTGGCCGCTACCAAATGCAACAGGATCGTTGGTGCATAATGGTAGAGCCCGGGTAAGCCCTTGAGGGCAAGGTGGCAACCAGCTTCAATGGCAATAATAGCGTATGTCGCAAAACGGAACTTGTGCTTGACGAGTTCTTCCCAAATGGGTGAAATGACACACACACTGAGTAGCCCGTCGGGTTGTAGGTATTGACGGGCGACTGATTGGAGTGTGTGGGCAACTGATCCAACGTCCATGTGCGTTGCAAAATCGCTGTATGGGTTGGGAGCTGGGCCAAGAGGGGGTTCGACATCTACATCACGTTCAACAATGCGCTGTATGAACGGACCTGACAACTCGACGGGGAGTCGTTGTATCGAAGCAATATGGGCTTCAATGTCCAATATTTCTTCCTGATTGACACCGTATATTTCATGCATTTGGTGCCAGATGAGGGGAGAAATGGTTAGTACTTTCATGTTCAGATTGCGGTGGGCACTCTCTTTCTTAACGAATGCGATGGCAGCGTCGTTGAGAACAACATCGTCAGTCAAACGAAGGAGAGTGGACACGATGGTGCGCAGTATAGGTATGTGCGCGACGTCGTGTGAATAGCCGATGCACACGGCCTTCAGCCATATGCGGTCGGGTATATCTGACATGTTCCAGAATGCTTTTGAAATCACACGGCCAATTTTTGGTCCCAAGACTATGGTTTCACAGCTGGCACCAGGCCTGCTGTTGTCAAGGGCGTGCCAAAAATAGGAACTACAGAATGACATGGCTTCTGGCTCGTAATGGATGATGGCAGTGGGAGTCATGCCAAGATCGGAGATCTCATTAATAATGTTTGGGTGGAGTTGGGCATCACGATGAAGCAGGTGCTTCATGCAAGCATAGATAATCATACAACCGTTTAAGTGTGTGTTGCCTTCAGATGTCGTGGGATCGCCGGATCGTCGTGTGGCTGGAACTTTGTACTTGATGCCAGAATGCGTGACGCCTTCAGTGACGAACTCACTTTTTAGGAGTTGCATCACAGTTTGGGACACACCGAACCACTCATATTTGCGATGTTCGAGCATGAGGTGTTCGGTAAGGACATGGGCATCAAATCGGGCCTGATCAAGTTCAATGAATATTGTACCAGTGGCGGTACGGCAGGCAAGTAGGTTGTCATCACCCATGACCAACATGAGGTAGTCAAGGGTGGGGTCAACAACGAAATCAAGATAGGCTTGGCCAACCTGGTTGGCATTTAAACCGGCGGTGTAGATTATTTTCCAAAGTGTGTCGCCGATGTGGTGAGTTTGCGACGTCGACCAGATCGTCTTCTGGATGTTCGATATCGCCCATATGACGGGACCAACACGGGCTTGGTAGTATGGGTAACGGCTTTGGATAGCTCTGGGAGAGAACGGCGTGATGCCGAGCATTGTGCCTTTGAGTGTATTTTCGCGTTTCACGAAACAGCTCGAAACTTGGGGTTGGTTGCGAGTGTGCCCATGGTGGTGTTCAATGAGGGCAGCGCGGTGGCGGTGTTGCTGGTGTAAAGGAAATCGACGGTTCCACATCTCAAAGTCGGGACGAATGCGCTTGCCACGGCTTGGGATGGGATAGTTTGGGAACTCAGGCATCATGAAATAGTTGTTATTAACAACGAATGCAAAGAAATTCATGATGGTGAGTTTGTCGCCAGGATTCGTCAGCTTCAGTGTCCGATTACGCGTTGCAACGAGTTCGTTGTGAATACACGCTCTGGGCACAACTGGCCATGCGTATGGGTTGCCAACACCAACCAAGTTGGTGGAATGTTTGGCATAACATGGTGTCAGCTCGGGGACTAAAATGGTGGCGCGAGGGTCGATGGGGTCCAATGGGACGTTGTGGCAGCAAACATCTGGCACGCGTTTCGTTATGTATGTGAGAATGCAAGCTGTGCGTGGGTATGGGGCGATGACAAGGCCTAAGGTCATGAAGAAACCGAGGAATGCGATCTTGAATTTGCCGAAGATGACAGAAATCACACTAG